ATAATTCTGTTTTTGTATTCGCCGGAAGCGCAATAACCTATCTTCCAAAACAGAATGTCTTTCCCTACAACGTCACGTTTGCGTAAATAGTTTAGGGCGAGGCTGGCGGCTGTTGAGGGGGAGCGACCCGTAAGCGTTTGAAACTCATTTGGAAGGTCAATTCTCTGGTTAGTTTCTTCTTCCTTTGCGAATAGGTTGTCTAGGTCGCCTAACTCAATATCGGCGTCAAAATCTTTCCATCTATGGATGTGACTTACGTCGCCCCACCGACGCACTATGCGTCGTAAATTTTTGGTTCGCCAGTCACAAGCCCAACACTTGCCGACATTCTTATCAAAGTTTATTGAGAGCTTGCGTTTGTGGTGCCCGCAACATCGTGAGGGGTAAAGATATTCCTTGCCTTGGCGTTGAGGTCTGCCAAGGATTTCATCAAGTATCTTTTTCTTTTTGGCTGCCGCCGGATCGTTGAGCAATTAGAAGCCGTATTGTTGAAGTTGCTTAATCGTATTATCCACGTTATTTGGATCATGTTTAATGGCAATTCCCCCACCGGCTCTAAACTCGTTGACGTATTTGTCACGGTCGTCAATCAAAAGACCTTGTTTGCCGTTCCATTCGCCGTAGGGCTTCTTGCTGTCAGCCAAGTTGACTTTACTTGCTGGTAATCCTAGTTCTCGCTCAACCCAAATTCTCTTGCCGACTTTTGAACCTTCTGCCATCGGGGCTGACAGAATCTCCAGCCCTGGAATATCTTTGATATAATTCCACAGTTGTTTTCCGCCTTTTTCCCAGCCGAGGTTGGCCCAAAGGTCAACGTCATCTTCCACAAGCCGATACATGAAGTCTCTCGTGCGGTAGTTTCTTTTGAGGCTTCCCTCTTGATCCGAGCGAGCGATATGCCACTTGTTGATTACCACGTCCCAGCCGCCAAGCTCCTTGGCTGCTGATCGGGCAAGTTTGTAATCAGGATGGTCAGGTTGATCTTTCAACTCCTGAAGGCGTTGGTTCATGTGTTCTAGAACGCCGCCCTCAAAGTTGACGAGGACGCCATCCATGTCGCAGAATAGCTGATATTGTTCTGAACCTCCTTGTTCGTTCAAATATCGTTTCCAGTTTTTCATCACTTTTTCCATAACGGTATTCCTCCCGCATGAATATTATCCCACAATTTTTAGGAAAGTCAAGTAATTTATTTACTTTTTGCGCTTACGCTTTTCTCTATTGACTTGAGCGCCAGCAAATGCCATCTTTTTTTCTTTTGAAATGCCGGGATCTTCTTTCTCGATCTCCTTGGCTATTTTTTCTTGCTTGTCGTGGTCAGCATCCGACCATTTCTTTTCCTTGCGGTTGCCCATACTCATACCCATTGCTGTCTCATCTTTGGGCAGAGCAGCCTCGTAAGCCTCCTTGGCGGCGTTGAGCACATCTTGCGCATTAATATTAGTTTGTTCTAATCTCATGAGAATATTGGAGATCTGAGTGATGGCATTATTCCGTTGTTGTTCCATTGTTTCTTCGTTCACAAGATTTTCAATGGCTTCTTGGATAAAGTGACGGAGAGTAGGGCGATCGAGTTTCATATCATAAATAGTCAGCTATTCCACTAAAACTATTTTTTCGGATAAGAACCCTTTGTTATCTTGGTTGCGCAAAAGAAACTCTCCGGCGCGGGCTATGACGATTGCATCAGCCCGGTCATCAGTTCCGCGCTTATAGTTCTTGCCTCCGCGAGCCATCTCGTAAGGAAAAGCGTTTTTCTCTTTTTCGATGACCGCTTCGATTACCATCTTTTTTCTTTTTGGCCCCTTTGTTCCGCGAGGGAAAGAAAGTCCATAAAGCGAGCGCGCGGTATTGACGTTGATGTAAGTGGGTTCAAGATCGAAACATTCATATACGAGCCATGAAACAATTCCGTTAAACTTCGCTAATTTAATAATAGTGTCCGCCCGCGACTTGCCGGGAATAAATTTCTTCAGCGCAGTTTCGATGAAAATATGCTCAATATTATATTCTCCGCGGAGACCATAAAGCTCGGCTCCCACAAACTCAGATTTCTGATAAGTTGTATCCAGTTTGGAAATATCCCACCCTTGCGATGTGACTAGTTTTCCGTCGTAAGAATTGATTACAGCGGCCCCAACCAAGGTAGTGGATATGTCTAACCCAAGGATCATAAGATGATTATATCAGAAGTCTACTTTAAACTTAAATGTGTAGGCGTCGGTTTCTCTCTTTTGAACTGGGGTCGCCAATTTTGCTACACCAATCAAATTTTTATCTTTGTCAAAAATGCCTACTTTACTTATAAAGACTTGCTTTTCAAACTTCTCGTCGTAGCCACAATAGTCGCTCTGCATAGTATTCTTTATATCGAGATAACGCGACTCTATGAAAGACGCGCTTCGGAAATTGGTAAGATTATTCTTGTTCCCGTAGGATGAACTTATCCAAGTGGGATTTTGGGAGTTATTAGTGTCGCCGGCTTGGGCGTTGGCAAACATCGTCAGGGTGGGCACGTTATTAGTTCCCTTAAACGAGACTGTGTAGAGGCTGGAGGTTGCATAATTCTGGGAATTCGATCCAGAGTATGCGCCGAAATAGAGCCAGCTAGCTTGAGCTTGATCTCCCTCGTTGGTATAGTCATCATAGTTGGGGGGATAAATTGCCTGTGACGAAGTCAAAAGAATGAATCCTTCGCTATATAGGGCGACTCCCACAATCGACCCACTAGTATCTCCCATGGTAGACATTAGTGCCCCGTTCTGATATTCGTCGATTGCCGAATCCATCAAAGTTCCTGTATAGTAAAAGTTAAGGGTCATAGTTCCGCGCTTAATTCCCGAATCAAAAAATATCGAAGGAATGCTCAGAAGGTTGACCGATCCGGTCAACAAAGGCTTATCCACGTTGGGGTTGCTGGAAGAATATTCGAAGGCGGGGCTGAGTAATTTATTTCTGTTAAGAGTGTTCCCCAAGGCTATCATTCTTTTTCGAGCCGCAAAAAAATCATCCGTCGAACTTAGGGCGGTAGTAGGAAGAGAAGACGCCGCAATCAATTCTCGTTGTATGCTTGAGGTGAGGGGATAACTACTTGTCAGCCCGGTGCCATAAGATGCGGCATTGTATTCGGCTTTAGTGATGCTGTTGAAGCTTTCAAGGGAGCCGTCTTTCACGGTAAAAGGATAACAAAGATTATCTTTGTTATCCCCAGTCACCACAATGCTGCTGGTTATTTCTCTGCCAACGTTTAGTTCGTATAAGCTAATACTTCCGCTAGCCTTGTTGGCTCCGCCATACCTCTCGTTGTTGGTGTAAACCGACCCGCTATAAAGGGTAAATTCGTACTGAGGGGAGGTATTGAGCCTATTGACAAAAATATCATCTGTGGTAAATTTGTGGAGGTATGGCATCGGCCGCCTCCTCTAATAGTCTAGGCGCACTCGTAAAGTAAACTCGTTGGAGGGGGTTTTCTTTAAGGGCTCGCTAAGTTTAGCAACGGCGAGCAACTCATTGTTAGCCCCATAGAGCCCCACACTCGTCATATAAGTGATCGGCTCATCCGTTCGAGTTTCCTTCACGCGAATCTTACTAGCCGAGACATAGGTGGGATTGCTGCTGTAGTTGAACTCATTGGCGTTGGAGCGGCAAAAATAGATGGTAGAATTAAGCTCAGTGGTGTTCGCCATGTAGATATTTTGAACCCTGGCTCGAAAGGCATCACACGCTCCCGATATGGAGGAACTTTGAAAACTGCCCGTAACACCATAGCCGCCGCCAGGAGTGCTGTTTGGCGTCAGGATCACCTTGCTAAGTGTTACGCCTCCGGATCCGATGTCATCAGAAAGGATGCCGCCAGAAGTGGCAACCTGAAATAGGGATGACGACAAAACCACGATGCCAGCTTGATAATAAATAAGACCAACTGGGACATCTTGATTTGTCAATGTATCCATTGTAGAGGCGGTCGCGTAAAGAATATTATATTCGCCAGCGGGAGAATTTACTTTCCAGCTAGTTGAGCCGCTTGAGTCACGAACGCGCACCACGCGGTCGGTGACTGCGCCAGGTGCTCGCCCACCAGCGACTGCGCCCGATGGCCAGACGCTCACATCCATGTAGAAAGTTCCTTTTTGAATCTCGTCTTTAGAGAGGAGGCGTGCAAAATTAAGAAAGTAGGCGCTCTTGAGTTTTGTGCCTGATCCGAGATCTCCATCTTCATCAAAAGGTCGAACATTGCCCGAAGTGTCAAATCCTACGAGAACTTGTGCCATTTGGTTATATATCTGGATTTTCTGAGCATTTTGAATCGAAGTAGACGCCGACATATCGGATCCTGTTCCATATCCCACTGTCAGATCAAGAATGTGATTGGCAGATGAACTAAGGTAAGGATAATCATACACCGACTGAAACATTCCGTGGGTGTAGTTTTTAATGTTTTCCTCGCTGGTGGCCGCCGGGGGTGCTGCGGGCAGAGTGTATGTTCCGGAAAGAATAGTTCCGGTGACGGGTATTGCTTCGTGAAGCTTTGTGCGAGTTGATTGTATGTCGGTGCTTAAAAGTGTTTTAAATGATGTAGCCATGTTTGTTTCCTATATTATCAAACTATCTTAATATATCTCACAGGAATTTCCAGGCGATATCCTGTTGTAAAACCAGTGATGCGTATCATCGACTCTATGTAGTAAAATGTCTTACCAACTCCCCCCACCGTAGCATTCAGATAACCTGCTGCTGTAGTTCCTCCCAGTTTTGTAAACAAGGTGGAACTGGTCTGAATATCTTGCGAAGCGCGAATTCGGAAAGCAAGCCGGGTGCCGTAACGGCCGCCCTGAGATGTTCCAATCACGGTGTCGGGATCGGCAGGAGAATCGATATTGTTGATGTCTGGTACAAACGCCGGAACGGCTTCCGAGTTAGCGTTACTAGCAAAATACCCAGGGTTAGAGTTCAAAGATAAATAATAACTAGCAATGTTATCATCGTCTACGAACGAGGGGCGGGCCACCACGGTGGGGTCCAATCCTGTTACTTGTCCCAGGCGGTTGTCCAGTTCTATCAAATATTGGGTTTCACGAAGAGGGTCGCCGACTGCCAACATGGCCACCGATAGATCGGCAGTATCTAAACCTTGGTCGATGACAATCTCTTCAGCGGCTGCAATGGAACTGCCCGCGCCCCTAATAACGCCTTGTCCGTCGAGTAGGGGGCAGTTGGTGGTGCCCGTGTAGCTTGAGGGTTTCGACGTGGTGTCGTCTGCCGTAATAATATATCCTCCGGCTGGCACATTTGTGGTAAAAGCTGAGTTGAAAACCATATCGATAGTGGGGCTTAACTTCCAATTAACCTTCATAACAGGCAGATATAAAATATCGTTGCGCGTATAGGAAATTAATTTTGAATTAAGCACAGAGGTATTGTTAGTAAATGCCTCCATCACCGGAGTTTGAAGAATGTTCAAGTCGTAATAAGCCGAGCCGCTTGAGTGCCGACCCTCTGTGCTATTGGAATTTCTATAAAGGGCATAATCAATTTCATCATCCCCCATTGAAAACTTAACCACTCGAAAGCTTCCGTCGCCTGCGGCCAACCTTTTTCTTCCTGTATCTGTTAATACAGCGTCAAGGATGATATCTCCGCTGTTATCTAAAAATGCCATTTAAACTGCCCCTTTTTCTATAACTAAAATTGTGAGAATCCTGGCTCTTAGTAAATAGTGTCTTCTTTTCCTTTTTGGACATTTATGTATTTCCCTGCTCTTCGGATGCGCGGAAGCGGAATTTCAAATCGATTTTCCGTCCCGTATCTTTCGAAGTAATCCTCACCACAAAGGCATTATTTTCCACCTTGTCTTCTGCTTCGTCTTCGATTAATCCCTTCTTCCAGCTAGGAGTTTCGTTACCCTCTTCATCGACGCTTGGAAGATTGAAAGGTTCTACTTGAATATCAGCAGCACGAATCTCTAAAAAGCGTGCAAAAGAACGTGTGGAGACCTTATCTTTTTCCATGGATGGTTCATACAGAGAAATTCGCGGCAAATAAAGACCGCGCTCATATAACAATTCTACTTGATAAATCGCCGACGGGTTGGATTTGTGGCCATGGCGATCGATCGCCCGGCAAGTGTAATAATATTTCTTGTTGGGCACCAATGTATCGACATAATCGAAAGCTAACGCATTGTTGGGGTCGTCGGGATTATCACTGGGAGTTATATCCAAAGTCTTATGTAATTTGTCAGCAAAGCTCTGATAAAGATCTAGAATATCTGTCGGGTTTTCTTTTATTTCGTCTGTGCGATAAATCTCCATCACGTCGATTTCTTCTGTTCCTTCACTCCGAAATTCGAGATGACCGACAGGAAGACCGAAATTTTCTACCCTCTTTTGGTAGTCGGCTAATTCTTGGAACTCCACGGCGTCTTCCGGGGATAGCGGAATATACTTCAAAGCTCGGTCTCCCAAGAACTCTCCGGATTGCGGCTGCATATTAAACATTATCTGGGTATAGTCATCTTTAAACGGAACTAAATTAACCTCGGGAGGACAAGGAGGGCGATCCAAAACCTTCACGTCGGGATAGCAGAGCCCTGCGGTTGAAAAACCAACGTTCATATTAGGAAAATTGCGGGGAACCTTTCCCCATGTCGTAGCTGCCGCGCCGCCCTTAGTAAACACAGGATATTCCACAACCTTAAGGTTAGGTAAAGTTTCCACGTTGAAGGAAAAATAAATAGGACTACCGCCGGCTTGTGGTGGCATTCCGAGAGTGTCTGAGACTTGATATTCCCTGCACCTAAATCTAAATGTAGAACCATAAACCACCGCATAGGCGTAAATTTCGTAGCGATAAGTGGTATTATATTTGACCTGCGTGTCAACAAAATCTATGACGTCTACATAGCTTGTATTGGGGAGAAAATATTTTTGGATCGTTTCCCATCCGTTGCCTAAATTCTTTTTCTTTTCTATCCGATAAATAATAGTCTCTGCTTCGCAATAAGTTAGCTCTTGGCGGTTTTGGTCATTACGCTGCACTAACAACTCTTTATACAACACCATTTTCTCTCTGGCGACTTTGTTCATGCCATTCTTTATTCGGCGCACAGCGAGTCGGCTCATTTGACTTAGGCATTCCTCGGTATCTACCGGTAAATCTATCCCCTGCGCGGTCAGAACTGCCCCTACCGCGACATTGTCGAGGTTGTCAATCCACTCATTAAAGTCATATGTCTGCGTCTCGGCATGAATAGTGGCTTTATTCCATTTTAGAAATCTCGACGATAATCTATCGGCAAAAAGATCAAACTTGTGACCTTCTCTTCCAAGCTGATGCCCTTCTGAAGTGCGTGCGGCTCGTTGTCTCCACGACCCAGAGGGAGCAAAATAGGAGGGGCAAGTATAATTATGAACGGTGGTAGTGCCACCGTTCTGAAGAGAACCGATAAACGGCGCGCTTAGAGCCGACCTCTGTAACATTTCCCCAAACGGTCCCAACGTAGGAGTGGGAATATTTAATTCGATATACATGGGGTAGGCATGCTTGGCATTGTTAAATTTGGGATATATATCCATATCTCCTGCGGGGGTGATTGTATTAGCATTTTTGCGATTTAAGTTAGCGTACATGTCTACCGTAAGTGCCCGACCTTTCGTCGCTTCGGCATAGCGAGTAAAGTAATCCGGAAAATCTTCGTCAGTTGAGCGAGGGAGAATATTCATTTCAAATTCATCTAGCGTGATTAATTTATCGTAGTTCCCTTGAAGCTCTTGTGCGGCGCGGGCGGTGCCTTGCCATGCCGGGCTTTCGTTAATAGGGAAAGGGTCGCTCCCATTAGCCAATTCATATACATACATATTGGGAAGAAGAGCCTCTGCAATATTTGAGCCTGCTATAGCAATTTCGTAAGTGCGATTATAGTAGTTGTATTCAGGATTAATATACGACAGTCCCTTGGGTATCCTGCTTTCGTTGTTCGCATTTCTGCGCGTGTTTGTTCTTCCCTGGCGCTCTCTACCTCTGCTGTCTATGACGGTAGTTGCCTCATTCCAAGCCTTGTGGGTCATCCAATCATCTACAAAAGAAGATCCTACCTGAAAATCATAGAATTCAAAATCTTTATAAGCGTGTTGGCTTTGGGTAAGATACATCTGGGGGCTGTATGTTGCTAGCGCCGCACGCCTTGGGTGGTCGGTTCCCACATAGTGGCGGTCGATGGCTTGCTGAACCTCAAAAGCATTTTCTGCTAGGCGTGTGAGCCCATTTCCTAGATCTACCGGCTTGCTGTCTAGAAACTGCGCAATATGTTCTCCGGTTGCCGCTATTTGATTTTGCACCAGGCGATTAAATCCCCCGCCTCCCATGGGATTGGCTACTGGGATCCCCCTCAAGTAGGCATTCTCTCCCTCATTCGGATCCCCTGTCGATCCATTCCAACTAGGTAGAGCATAGGCTTCCGCCTGTCGGCGCTGACCATCTATATATCGAGTTGCCCGAGGTCGGCCAGTTGGGTGCGTCCGGGGAGTAAGAGTTGCTTGTGCAAGAGACACCAATTGCTGGGCCATATTAAAATCTTTGTCAGATTCAAAGGGTCGATTAACCAGCGAAGCGGGAGCAGTGAGAGAATTATAATTTCCCTTTATCTGGCTGGTATTAGTATCTGAGGGCAGATTGCCCTCTCGGGAAAAATCATCTCTAAACTTAGTTCCCTTAGCTTCGTCGGCGGTCGCAAAAGCCAGGCGGCCGTTGGTATCGTGATATCCTCCCCACGACCAATTAATAGTAATGGAGTTGGGGGGCTCGACAGTGAGAGGAATTCGGGGAATTATGCGGGAGTTTCCTATAATTCCATCGACAGCAGTTACTGCGTCGGGAGTGTAGCCGGACTCGCTATCGGGGCGAGTAAAAAATACATGGCGATCAACAGAACGTGCGGGTTGGCCGCGGGGCGCAAATACCTGATCAACCGTGGCTGGGTAGCGCAGTGGTGCCGTGTAACGGGAAAGCACCTTGTAATAGCTGGTGATGGGGTCTTTGTTGAGATTCCCCTCGCTATCAAATACCGGAAGTTCAACCGTGATATTTCTTTTCTTTATTACCATGCTGTTCTATTCCACCCATTTCGTTTCAATATATAACATCTTCTTTAAGTTCTGGTCGGCTCAATCACAAAATATTGATTATAAAAATCCATATCAAAAAGGCTTTGAGAGTCTACTTTTATATTCACTCCCTCCGGAAGATCTGATCCGTCAAGAGGGCGCAGCCGGCACAACAAAGTGCGAGCATCATTGCCGCGAAAACCGCTGTCGCTAAATTTACGCCATTGCGGCGTGCCCAGTGACGTTTGAGCATTGGCGTTACTGGGAGGAGTGAATGTCTCCAAATATTCTATAACCGCTATTTGTTTATAATTCATCCAAAAAGTAAGAAATTTAGAATATATTTTCATGGGGTCGGAAGTCAAGCTATAGGGCGGAAATTGGACACCCTCCAAAATAGCTCCGATAGATTTGGCGGCGGGTGCCGGGTCGGCGTCTTCTAGTTTAGTTCGAACAACCTGTAATGCACCGGGGCCTATGGAGACAGTGTTTTGTGCCGCGCCCATGACGAGCAAAGCTTTTATTTGATTGGGGAGGTCTCGGTATCGATTTTGAATGGCAGCAATAATATTGTCTTGGTCTAAGCCCTCACTAAGTGATAATCCGGCTATGGAGTTGTAGGTGGTGCCCGGTGATAGCTCTAGTTCACCAAAAATGCCGAATAAGAGTTTAATTGGAGCGAGCGCGTGTTCAGGAGTTTCCTCATTCTCAGAATCTTGAGGTGAACGTCGCAGGTTGTCGGTGGTTCTTTGCACATAGCCTTCTTCTTCGCCAGACATAGACCCCAGCACTGTAGAAAGTAAACTCGCCCCCTGCTCGTTACTCCTCATTAACGGCGAAGAACCCGGTGGCAGAGGAGATGCCGTCGGGCCAGGGGGGGATTCTGAGGATTGAAGCGAAACGAATACCTCTTCGGCAATTCCTACGGCGGCTGAACAGCTTTCTTTTTCTAAATTTTGAAGCAAAGGGAGGAGGGATACATTAAAGCCTAAAGCTGGTGGCTCACTATTGGGAAGATAATAAAAAGGATAGTTGAGATATTTGGTGGCTCTTTTTATTTTGGCCAGATCGGTGAACAGTTTGGCATAGCGATCAATATCATAATTAATCTCGTTGGTCTCATCGTTCCGAAAATCAGTCTGGTCTAGATCGGGGGCTCCATATGTCTTTATTACCTTAGGCGTGATAAACCGATAAGCCGAATCAGCGAATAACTCAGAGCTTGGGCCAAATGGAGAATCAGATATGTCCACGTTTGGTGATTGGTGCCCAAAATATTTTGAAAACTCAAGAGTCAAGCGATTGTTAAACTGATTTCGCGCAATGCGCGGAATTCCTTCCATGGCGTTGATTCGTTCGTGATCCTCTGTTCCAAAGATATAATCATATCCGTTGCCATAGTCTTTGCCATACTCAAAAAATTCCTCAAAATATTTGTCAACAACCAAAATTCCATCTTGCCCTGATTGGGAGAATATTTCTGTTTGCGATACGTCTCCTTCGCGATGCGAATTGTTGGGTAACACATTCCCGATAATATCATTTAAATACGTCGCGAAATTCCCTATAATATCCGCCACTTCTTTTATTCCATAGGGATTGGGAGAATCTGCCAAATCTGTCATCATCGAAGCTATTCCACCTTCCGAGGTATTTTCATCCTGCCACAACGCAATTATCTTAAGATATCGCGAACACAACGCGATGGCTCGGTCCAATTTCGTCTGGGCGGATTCGTCAGAATTGCCACGATCAACCGTAGGAATATAGATAGTTCCCAAAGCAGCCTCTCGCCGCCCCGTCACACGGTTATACAGCCCCACTCCATCGGTGATTGCTTGTCGGGGTTGTGCCATTTCTGCTTGGGTGATGGGAGGTGAATTCAAAATCATGTCATATATTTCACGCACCTGACGTTCGGCAGCCTGTATTTTTTTCGAAAGTCTCTCTAAAAACACCAAGGAGGGGTCATAAAGGGCGATCTCGGTGCCGTATTGATAGCGGATAACATCTCCCGCCTTAAAATGATCGGCGTAAGAATCATGCCCCTCAAACATCTCGACATTGGGATCAGTCAAGGTGATTCCCGGTAGCCTGCGTACGTTATTTACTACCTCTTCGGGGCTGCGATATTCATCGGAAGTGGGGATATTCCTTACAATCGAGAGACCGTTAATCGACCCCGCATACCCCTCAAAGTGAATGCGTTTTTTCTTCATTCGGATGTTTATAATCCGAGCGCGGTCGTCGGCGGAAAGAATACCTGCGCCATTTATCAATTCTTCCGCCACCGCGGGGCTTCGATACAGCGCAGGAAACAAGCTATTTTGAGCTAAAAATGCTACTCGGTCAAATGCGAAACAAAATCGGGCACTACCGGTTGAGTCTTTAGAAATCCAAAGATTGGAAAAATAATCGATCTTTTTAATTACTTTTACGGTATCTCGGTCTAATCCAGATCGGGTAAGAGCCTGGTCAATGTCTTCAAAAATGCTGTGATCGACAGGGGGAGCTTTAGTGGGGGCGAGATTTCGCAGATCCTGAAGTTGTGACCCAGCTTTACCGACAGTCGTAATCGGATCGAGAGGACCGATTGGTGCTTCTCCCTCAGCTTGTGCCTTGTAGGTGGTTTCCGATCCCACGAACGTAGAGGCATTCATAAACCCCATTCCCGCCTCTAAACCGGTCATATCTATCTGAGGAGAAAGATCTTCCCCAACATTGTGTCCCTCAAAAAACTCTTCGTAATCAAAATACATAAAGGCATATAGGCTGAGATGGTCGGTTATGCGCAGGTTCATCTTACGCTGGTCACGGGAGTTCAGTTGCTCTCTTTGTATTTCTTCCGCATCTATATCCAGCACCACGGGCTTTAAAAAAGCTTTTTCGGTCACATAGGTTTGAGTAGTATCGCCGGCAGCAGACACCGTTACAGTCTGCGGAGTTATCTGGCGAATTTGCTTTTGACGTCCGTTTTCATCCATTTCCATTTGAAACAGATCTTCAATCGGTGCATCATATACTATTAGGTTGGCAAAGGAGGAATTATTCTCTCCACAGAAATTAACTTTAGTGTCGCCATTCTTCATTTCCAGATTGAGTTGTTGCACATCTAGGGGTCCCAGAGGTCCGATCGCTGCGGTGACAGTCGTCTTGAATGCCTCTGAGATCAATGATCCCCCATTGTTTGTTACCATCGCAGGATCGGTGCTATCTATTAGAGCCCTAATAAATGGGGCTACGCCTTCCACGCCTTGGGTATTCATCAAATCAGATGAGTAATCATTAAAGCGTTGAGAAATAAAATCTAACTCTTGAGAGTTTTCCTTTCCAAAACAACCCACTACGCGTATCCGAAGATATTGGGTATAATCGGCATTATCATACCACCTGAGCGCGTCGGGAGAAGCGATGCCCTCTGAAAAACTCAGATCAATAACCACACTAGCGTCAATCTCTTCGACGGCTGGTTTCTCTAAGGTTACTCCCTCAAACACTAAGGAAGGGGCGATGCTCGTGGCTAATCCAACCTGATTGCGAGCCTGACCCTGGCGGTTGTTTTCATTAGTATTTACATTAACCGCGCAGGCATCGTTATCTTGAGTCATCCTCGTTAGTCTCCCTCTTCAGGTATTACAGGATTACACACATCTTCGGGAGAAGTAATTTTTCCCGCCGTATAAAGATTGTCCCCTGCGGGGGCCACGATCTCATCAATCTCACTATCAACTCTTACCGAAAGAAAAAATTCCACAAACTCCCGAGTGAGGGGGGGAAACTGCCCCTCTATGTATTCCTCGTCTCCATTGAGAGCACGGTTGAAAACTATGGGATCCATTTGCTGGAACAAAAGATCTGACGTGGCTGATTTTTCATTTATAAAAGAAAGCCTCTCAATGTCTCCTTCAATCAGAACTAGCTCGCCGTTGCGTCTCTGGGTATTTAAAGGAGCGTGAAAAACTTCTATGTCATAGTTTCCTTGGGATTTAAAGATCGTGTTTAATTCTAGCATATCAATTAATATTCGATCGTTTCTGATTAGATCATATACAATATAATCATCTTCGTCTGAGTTGGGGTCGTTGCCCTCCTCCTCTGTCGCTAAATACCTAACATCCAATGATGCGCTCAAGGTCGGGAGGGCAACATTGGTTTGATAAGAACTGCCTGAAAATCCTACCGAATCCTGCATAGTTGTGATATGCCATGCGGGAGCGTAGTCTGACCACGGGCTGCTGCTGCCGAGAGGCTTCAAAAACATTGTGCTAGCCTCTGTTAGTTGTGCCATCTCAATAGCAGAAATATTCGTAGTCGAATTGGTATTTCCGATGCTAGATGTAAAAAACGCTTGAACTCCCAGCCGAGGCGTTTCTTTAATGCGCGTTACGATATTATTTTGTTCTTCGGCTCCCACTCCATGTTCACCATCATAGAGAATGTCATCGTCATAAAACGAGTAGTAGACCGGCATAAACTTCCCCACCGAAAAGAGGTGTTTGCCATAGGGGGTCAACTCAAGCTGGATGACCTCTTCTTTTCTGTTGAAAAACGTGCTCATAACTTAAATATCAGTTGGCTGCCTTTTTGTGTGGTTTAAAAATCGTAGTCACCGCCGTTGCCGCCCACTTTGCCACCGCCCATCCGGGGGGTGTTATCTAAATCTCTTAGTTCTATTTGTTGTTGTCCTGGTGCTGGCTCGGCTTCTTCAAAGCCAATCTGCTCGGGTTGGGGCTCAGGTTGCTCTTTGGGGGGTTCTCCTTTTTGTGGATCCCTTTCCTTAGATTTGGCTGGCTTAGGTGAAGATTCCCTATTCCGTATGACCTCTTCCCTTTCCTCGCGAGAGTCTTCTTGCTGCTCGACTCTCGACCTTGGCCCCGGTTGCGATGGGGGAGGCTCTTCCGGTCTTTCTTCGCGTTCCAATTCAGGGCGGAAACCTACCTTGGAGGTGATCTTTCCTAACTCCACCAACGAGCAATAGTCATAAGGCCAATTATAATTGTTTCTTCCGACGCCCAATATTCCCTGGTCATATAAATTCATGGTATATCTATTTTTACGGGCTACTACCGAGTTTCGCATTCCAGGCGGAAGAGAATCAGATATATATCCAAACTGGGTGTTAAAATTCTGCGTGGCGTTGCCGTCATTAATCTCTTGGAGCATCATCGTAGTGTAATCGGTCATTCCCCGCTGTTTAACCTTGAATACCAGCCAGCGGATTTCTGGGACAAATCCATCTTTGTGAGGATGAATAACGGTATCAAGCAGGTCGGCACGCGGAATTCCCGTGCGGGGAATATTAAGCTCAATTTGTTTGCTCAAGATTTCCGGATAGGGCACAAGGCGATCTTCGCTCTGCGCTGCGGGCATGTAGTGATCTATAGCCACGACGCTGGTCTTAAAATTGTCTCCGATGCTTGGCAAGATTCCTTGCCATATATCCGCTAAATCTTGGCGCGAGAAAGCTACCGTGTGTTCAAAAAGATAAATAACAGGAATGCGCGCTTCCGCTGGCGAAAGAACTTCATCATAGTCATCCCCCCCAAAAGGATCAATAAAGCCGGGAATTGAAGGATAATCCGGGGGGAGAAGATTTTTTACTTGCTTTCGCAACGAGGGGGGCATAGAATATTTTGTAAATGCCCGACGAAATTCTTTAATTTTGGGTCCGAGTTGATGCAGATTCGCGCGCAAGGTCATTGCCCGCATTCTCCCATTTTCAGAGTCGTAATAAAAGGGCATCGCTATAATCCCTTCGGAAATAGTCTTTTCGCCGTCTTCCCCCAAAGTTCCCATTTTTTTAGCTCGCGAAGGAACCCATTGATTAGGGGGCATAATTTCTTCAGGCTTAAAACCGACCAAAGAAGCTAAAGAATCGACACTACGACTGGCTTCCAGCACAAAGAGCGGAACTTTTTTCACTGGTTGCACTAAAGCATTGGGATCCACACCACCGGTACTTCCGGGGTCACCGCACAACCTAAATTCCGTAGAATTCATATCTACATCTGAAATATAAAGATAAATCCCCTCGTTTTCTTGGGGCATTACACCATATTGGTGCCACATACCATAAGTAAAATAATCGGTTCCAGGCTGGTTGGGATCGCCTGTTGAAGGCACATTCGCGTTGGTAAGCCCTCGCATCACTGACGCACTAAAGTTATAGCTCACAGGTGTTTGAGCTTCCGACGAGTCGCGCGATGCTGGCTTGGGAAAATCTAAAATAGGACATTCCCACTTAGGCATGATAACCCATTTATTGCTATTTAGAGGGCTAATTTTTCCTCCTACTTCCGACGGAAACTGATTGTCGATAACAATCGTGGCATCAAGATCCTGCCGGTTTTGCCACGCTCGATTCCACTCGTAGATCGGCAGGTTAGAAGAACTGATAACCTCGGAGGATGTTAGAGAAGCAAACGACCCGGAGGCAAAGTCATAATAATACCCGTCAGAGTTGACATATTCCACATAAATATCATCCCCTTGTAGTATTTGTCCAAGAGTTACTTCTCCACTTTCTTTGGGCATGTAGGTAAGGCGCGCAATGCTCGGTCCATAGTAATAGGTTGGTGCAAAGGGGGCGAATTCGCCGCGGTGCAAGGGCCAGTCGCGTCCTTCGGGGGTTGCGCCGACAGTGGTTTTGGTCGCTGTGCCGTAGCCCGCGGCCCTAAGCTCATCCCACCCAAATACAGTAGAACCTGTGGCGGTAGGAGTTCCAAACGCATAGGGATTACTATAAAGGTTAAAATTGTCAGTCTTCCTCACTACAACTTCCATAATGTAGGCTTTTTGGGCAGATACCGTCGCCGTTCTTTCCTCAATTTGAGATGTTGACTGGGCTCCTTGAGGACTAGTTGTAGTATTCTTTTGCGGGATTTCTGCCACAAATTTAGTCATATACCCTGTCTCTCTTTGGGTTAGAAAAAACTCGGGTGTTACCCCCAAAAAATTGGAAATAGCCGATCGGTATAACGTATCATTAAAAGAAGAGGAAGCTGGTATCGAAGCTGTTACGTCTAGCCAGAGTAATGTATTTATATCAGCATTGACGACGCCAGGTTTTTCGTCGGTAAAATGTTCCATGGGCTTCAAAAGACCTTCAAAAGGAATTACATCTCCCCAAAACATCTTATTGACGTTAGCGTCTTCGAAATCAAATTGTTCCGCGCTTCCTTGCTTGCGGCGGCGGCGGCCGCCTGGGAAACCTTCGGTAATTCCGCTGAAAGCTCCAGTCAGACAACCCTTGAGAGGACTATAGAGGGTTTCCACTTGCCCAGCGGCGATGCGTCCTGGGAAGAATTGTTCGCTGTTTCTCCCGTTACGGCAAATGGGATATTGCACTCCCATGCCCGATTTAATGGAGTTATACAGAATGCCGGGAGCAAAAAATGGGCGCAGCACGGTGCGCCAAGCAGATGCAGACAGGTGGGCATAACCATAGTTAATCGTCGAGGTCTCTTCGTTTAAACCCGAAATATCTAGGCGTGCCCCGGCAGTAACGGTGGATTCGGGTCCTCGGGTAGATCCTGAATAGGTAGCAAAGGCTCCGTATGACTCAGAAAATAAAGTAGCAATCTCCAGGGTTCTTGTTTGAGGATAAAAACCATCATACGGCAATAATTTCACAATCGCTTCAGACGTCAGCCCAAACTCTTTGGGCTTTTTGTTGAACTCTAAGTCATCCGTTCCATGTTCCATAAATGGATTCAAATATTCTATCAGATCGGTAGTGGTAAAACGAGTAAAAAAGTTGGCGTCTATCGAACTGCTCAAATCGTCGGATGCCCCTGTCAGTGTGAGGGCTCCCGTCAAAGCCGTATACACTGACCCATTCGCCTTATAGGTCGGCATGTGCTCACTAATTCGGAATTCTGGTATAAGAGTATATTCTTTTCCCGCACGCCGAATATCGGTAACGTAATCGTTGTATGTCGCGTAGGAAGGAAAATGTTGTTTAGTGAGCGCAAATCTTTGAGCCCCATCGACCACTCTTCGGCATCTTCCCGCTATCCAGTCGGGGCGGCTATAAATAGATCCCCCTACTGTTAGAGGATTGACTACATCGTAAAGTGTGATCAGCGGGGTGGTGGCTTTTTCTGAGGTAACATGGGTAGGAACGCAATAGACATATTGAGCAGATATAATACTGGAAGTTTGATAAAAGCTGATGCCGGCTTCAGCGTCTTGGTCATAACCGTCTATTGTTTGTCCAAAATGTGGCATCATCAACTCGCCCGATTGCATTTGACCTGCGCCCGCAATAAGAGTGGCATCGTTGGTTATGTTTCCAGGTCCCCCGCCATTGAGGCGAAGTCCAAATCTCAGCATCGCGTTAAAGGGGTTTACTGTATTGAACCCGGAAGCTCTTCCGTCACGCGCGGTAAACCATTCGGAATAAGGGAAGGAATCCATAGGCCAGATGGATCCGGTTCCTTGTCCCGTGACGGTGGCTAAAGTAAAATACGGATTAGATATTGCGGTGCCCCAGCCATGGCTCCATGGAAGTTGTTCTTCTCCCATCACCCGATATCCCTGGGAGGTGACGAAATTTCCTGTCTGTTCGGAAGCATAAACAATGGTCTCGATAAGATTCGAGCCACTAAATCTCCCAGCCTGAACAGAATTGCTTGTTATTACCGCCGATCCTGTGAGATTTTGTATTAGTTGGGGATAGAGTCCCTCAATGGTGGTGCCACCTTTCACCAACTGCTCAAGTTCGTCAGAAAAATATATATTAGGTACCGTTACGCCATCCTCACGCCAAAAGTTGTTTTTAAACGCCAAACGCGAGCGAGTGCCAGACAAATAAGTATATCGTTCCTGCGGATAAATCGTTTCCTTATAGGTCATTCTTTTGATAAGATCCACGCCTGTGGTGGTTCTCTCTACTTCTTGCACATAGGAATCTCTTAATATTTCATAGGGTCGCCTTATGATCCCAGACTGATATTTTCTTTTATTTCCTAATTTTACGTTCAGCCCTTTATTGGCAAACCCTTGCAGAACATTTCCGTAAGAATATTCGAGTTCTACGGGCACCAACTGTTCGTATTCGGTTTTGGAAGGAGTGCCGCGATAGGTTCTAATAGTGTGCTTGAGAGGTTTATATCGCGATGTAAGTGGAGGCTCAATAAACCGTTCGCTATATCTCTGGGTAAGAACATTGCCCACCTCCCCTGGGTTGGGGCTGGAGTATTGGCTTCTTCCCGCGTCGCGGAATGTGCGAGAATAGCTGTCTCTAAATGCCTTACTTCCTCTGTTGGTGTTGACTGACTGGGCATCAAATTCGTATACATTATTTTGGGTGTAATATTTTGCCTGTGCCAATTCGCCGGTACGAGTTTGGGTCCATGGAACAAAACTAGGGAAGGTCTCTGCCCAGATCCACCCCACATTCCCCACACTGTTAGTGAAAAACGGTGAGAACGTACCGCTTAAAAGAGCATCAATATCCCATTCGGGAGATGAGGCTGCGCTATAAGCGCCGAATTTATAAACCTCAGCCGTAGATAGGCTGCTAGAAGGAATCAATATATTTGAAGGATAGTGGGATGACGACAGAATCCACTTGTCGTAGTTTTCGCTCCCTGTTGTGTCACTCCCTGACGTTGCCAAAAACCATTCGGTTCTGTCTGCCGCGGGAATCGGTCTGGTCACAAATCCATTATCTCGGATCGAGGCAGTGAGGGCCTGGGTGCTCCCCGCCGATGCTGGGTATGCAGCTAAAGAGAGTCTTTGTATGGTATTGCGTTGAGTTTTGTGTAAATTAGCAAGTCCAAACACAGGAACCGTATAAACATCTCCCTGTGATGCAGTTAGATTAACGATGTTGGGATTACCTGGGATATCGGTAGCTGATCGGGTCAAAGAGGGTAACCCATCATTGAACCATGTTAGCCCATCTCCCGAAGTTTGAGCCTGCATATAGTCAAGTTCAGCAGTAATGTTTTGCTGGAATCCGCCCCAACCTGTGTATTGACGTAAATATCCTCTATAGCCGGTGCCGGCTCCCAGGGAGTAACCGAGAACTCGGCTGGCATTGTTGCCAATGCGTTTCACATACTCGTTACGATAAGTTACTACATTGTTTGGAGAAACCTGATCCGAAGGCATGTCGCGAAATTGTTGTTTCGATACCAATTTTCCGCCGGGAGCAGCGAACTGGTTTACAATAATGGTCTGATTAGTTCTCGCCGATCCGGTTTGTCGGGGAGAGAAATAATCTACGGAGCCCGTGAGCCCGGCTGTCCTTCTTATTGGAGGGGTAACAAAAGCTGATGCCATAGACCCGCTTGATCCAGTTCCACTGGCGTGGTTGGTGACAAGATAGTAATTGCTGTTATTAAAGACAAAATCCATATTCGTCAAGGCGCGATCGTTCGTTTGAACTACCTCATAGTTTAGCTTGTAATTACCGATGGGCTGCACACCCGCAGTGGGAGCAATCGTTCCCGTAAGGGTTTTGATATTTTTAATGTTCACCGGAGCCTGGGCTAACATCCCGCGTCGGTAAAATCCTTTGGGAACAGTTCCGGAGATAATAGTTTCGAACGACCCAGTTCCCGAATTAATCGTCAGCTTGTATGACTCTTTCCTTGAATCTTTGTTTTGTTCCAGAGGATTAACGTGGCGGGCTTGTAGCCCCCCCACATGCTCAAACGTAAACGGCCCTTGAATAGCAGCAGGTCGCTCATGAAGATCAACCAAGTCAACATTAGATATTCCATAAAGAACGAGAGACCCTTGATAACCTGTCGTGATGCTCGATGAGACTGCTTGGAAGGGTGCTAAAAGTTTGCCTCGGTAATGTGTACCGTCTTTGGTGGCTCTAAACGAAACTGCTCGTTTCGTTGTGGATAAAATTCGCTGAATTGGTGTGGGCAGCGGCTGAAAAGAATCGAAAGAAAAGCCGGTATTGTTGCGTGCGCGGCTTTGGTGTTCTTGGGAAATAATATTTTCTCCAGCATCGTTGCTGCCCAAGCTCACCTCAATATACGGTCTTTGACTACTAGTGTATTCAGTCTGGGCGGCAGATAAGATAGCTGCTCTATCGGTGTTTATACCAGTGTCGGTGACCGCATCAATTGACCGAGACAGGGGATAAGCTGTTCTTTCGGCTCGAACTTTCCACCAAAAACCATTGGTGGCTTGAGAAAGCGGGATCGGTGCGTGGTTAAACTCCCAACCCCTCGTATGGGGGTTGCTTGAGTATCCCGCGCTTCTAACAACGCCGTCGCCGATAGGATAGGGATAGTTGCCCATTCGTTTTTTGTTTCCGAGAAAATGATAGTGGTATTTAGGTCTTTCGAGGATGTGACTCTCGACGATCGTCCTTACGTCTTCTGAATGGCGAGCAGAGGCGGGAAATAGTTGTTCAATCATTTGACCCATGGCTGTATCTAACCATTTATAATATTTAAGGTATTTTTCCAGATCGGGGGTGTTGCCCACTTTTCGGAAAAATATCTCCCGCAACTTTGCCATTGACTTATAATCTTGGCGATATTTGTTGACCGGCTCTCCTATGAGATTGTTCATTTCTTCGATTGACGCAAACATTTGAAGCATCCTATCGGAGATGCCCCGATACATGCTTTTTTCCAAGGAGAAGTAGAAATTAGTAGGGCGGCGATTAGGCTTAAATACTTCTACATCTCCTGCGAGAATTTTCACCATATCGTCGCTGGCCACATATTCGGGGAGTTGAGTTTTTTGAGTATAAACATATTGCTTGCGCACAGGTGACGAGCTAGTAGCAAAGAAATCGCCTCTGCCGGTGTGCTGTCTTAAATTAATATTACTAAAGACGCCCCCCTGATAAACAGATGGGTATTCGCTGGTGCCGGTGACTGAGCCCGATGAGTAGTCGGCTACTAAAAATCTTCCGTTAATATTGCTGCCACTAACGTCACCGAAATCCCAGTTCAGAGCCATCGTCTCTATGGCAGGAATATAATCCTGGGAAGAACCTGTTTGAAACCCGTAGGCATATCGGTAGGGGCGTAGGCGGCCAAAACTATCAACCTCTTGCGCATGGCGGTCTACTGTTCCCGTTGGAATATAATCGCTCCAATAGACCAGGCTAGACGCACGCACATCCGTCGCGGTGTCTACTGCCCCCGTAAAATTAGTGCGGTGGGCACCGAGGTATAGGCGTTTACTAGTGCCTAGCATCGCTCCACCGCTCGCAGCAGTCAATGACGAGGTTAGATAAAAACTGTTTCTTTTAAATCCGGTGTTATAGTTGACGCCGTAAAATTCCAACTTGTAGTAATCAGAAGTCTGATCTTCAATGACGGCTCCGGTAACCCCATCAGAAAAAGGATATTTGGTCGGGCGCACACTTAGTGCTAAATTCCACTTTTGATTTTCATAGACGTTTTGAAAAACACTGCTAGTGAGAATCGTGGTTCCAGCGCGGTCAAGCACAGCAAAACTAACGTCTTTAATTTTGGAGGTAGGTGACGTGATCTCCGCATCAGCAGATGCAGATTTAATCGCATATACCATCAGCCCATGATCATTGCCGTAATCCGCCCAAGTCAAATTACTAGAAGTGACGCTAGCAGTAAGAGGACTATGATACCCGAACAAAGAGGCCGAGTTAACCGTCACAATTTCATGATTTAGGGTATGAGTATTTGATTTATCGGGAAAGATAAATTCCGATTCAATTGTGAAGGCATATTGTCCCAAGTCATTGCTGCCGGTAATAATCCCGATAGACTCCGGATTTTCTGCGTTATAATGTTGATAAATGGTGCCATAAGAGTCTTGGGTGTTCAAAAGACCCGTAAAATCAACATATTTTTTTGATGCAGCGCCGGCTTTATAGGAAGTATCTAAAACAAAATCTTGGTTATTCGCATATACATTCAGGGCAATGAGATCATCATCCACTCCCAAACAGCGAATAAAGTTTCTTATTGCCTTCTCGCTTCCTTTAGATTTCAGAATATAAGGAAGGTTAGCGTAAATGTTCTTATAAATTACATTTTTTATGTCAGTGAGATTCTGGTCAAAGTTGAGGGTGGCATCCCGTTGTAAAAATTGTTCCATTAAGCCAGCATTTTCAAACAACTCCGGAGTTTGAATTCCCACACTATCCAAAAGACGATCATTGTAGGGGAATTCATTAATGCTAGCTGTTGCGCTGCCGCTAATGTAGCGCATTTGTTTGAGTTGTGATAGCTCCCCAATTTGAGCATGGAGCGTATCAAGATAACTAGCCATAATCTGCGTTATGTTTGAAAGTTCATTGTTGGTTTGTGCATCTTCTTCGATGATCCATGACGGGAGCGTATTAACGAGTCGCGCTGTATTAGTATAATCGTATAATTTACCCGAAGCGGTCAACTCTCCGCGGGAACCTGTCAATAAATGGTGTGTGGGCCGGACAATTGGATCCGGCTTCTCATAAAGCGATAATGACGCAGAGTAGGCGATCGCATCTATCGCAGAGCCTGTGCTGCGGGCTCCCGAAGCATAATTGACGAACAAGCCATTTGATATTCTTCCGGAATAATCTAAAACAACCTTATCCAAAGGCGTGGAATCAGTAACTCCCTCATTGAAACGGTAATAAACCCCCAAATCGACGTTGGCTAAATACTGATCACTTCCGCCATAAACTCGGCTAAACCAATTCCTTCCAACCTCTTCCGCATTTCGGGCTTTTTTCCAAAACCTAAATTCATCCAGAGATCCTGACAATTTCCCCCAGCCAAGCATGCTCGCATCGGATGCGTCGGCGGATCCCGAAGGAGCAGATCGTAGAGCCGCCAAATTGCTTATTAAAGATCCCGTAACAACTCCAATCTCTGCGCTGTAAGTTATTTTGGGGCCGACACAAGTTCCGCTTTGATAAAATTTAATATCAACTGTAGAACCGCTTGTGTCGAGAGTCACAGAATATTGATTCCACTTATTGTTACCAATATTTAAACCACCTGTGGTGGGCACCGGCAATTCGTAAAAGCCGGTTGTGCCTGACTGCATCGTGACAAAGAACCTGTCTTGTTCCACCGAGCTAATAGATACTGTAAATCTTCCATAATCATGAGAAGATGATAAATTTCCGTTCCACGCATCAAAAACTACTTCCCGAGAAGAAGTTACCTGAGAAACAGACCAGTCTTTTTTGAGGCAAAATTCTACTGCCGATCCTGAAGCGCCGCCGAATTCCAGATTGTTAGTTCTGTATTGGGCGGTAGAATAGATAGTTCCGGAATGAGGCCCGCCTTTTGTTTGAATATATTCAGCAGAACTCGAATAATATCCCGAAGAGTGTGTAGTTGGGGTTCCGTAAGATAACCCAAACGTCACATATCCAGTAGAGCGCGGGTATTTGTCATTAAGAACATATTTTTCAAGAGCGTTAAGGTCATTATAAAACTTTGTCGTTTCCAGACCCGATCCGTCATAAGGGTAGCTGCTCGAAATATAATCAAATGCGCTCGCATAATACTTTTCGGCTGAACCAAATTTTACAAAGTTGTCGGGATCCGAAAAATCAAGTGGGGAAACAAAATCTCTATTTTTCTTGATGCTCTCACTTAGGTGAGCCGCTGATTCAATCCCATCGCCCAATGAGCCAACCGCCGATTTCTTGAGAAATTTATTAACAGTGGTTGTCTGCTTGTTTTTTTCAAATAACTTTTTGATACTCATGAGCTTTCTTCATTGTTCACTCTAAATTTAAAGACCTCTGGTTGTTCCATATATTTTCCATACATATAATACATGAACTGGATCCCATAGGAATATCCTGGCTCTAAATAAGTCGTGTCTAAGTCAAAATAATTTCCGCTAATGTCGTAGGAAAGCTTCGTAAAATTGTAACTCCCCGTTCCAAAGGGAAGAATTTCCATTTGATCGATAACCCGATAAAGTCGATAATAAGCCGATTCAATTTGTTTGGGTTTTATCGTCGTGGTGGCCAGCGTATAAATATTAGGGTTCCAGTTTTTATCTCGTACGAACACGCGCAATCGGGATTGCTGCCCCTTGAGATACTCACTTTTAAGATTCGTGATATCGGTGACATATTCCGTATCGTAAACCAAACTGCTAGCAGTTAGCGAGGTGGGGCTGAAGCTTCCTGTATAATATTGGGTGGAGCCCGAAAACCAGACGTCGCATATACCATCCAGCGTGCTCGTGGTAGCGAAGGAAGCCGTATAAGTTCCTGTAATTGTTAGATCATTTTCGGTGAGCACTCCTCCCGAGATGTTGTATACGGTAGAGCCCAACAAATCTACGACCTCTAATTTACTTCCCGCGGGAGTTCCGTCATAACTCGCGCTATAGAAATTAACCAGTATATTTTGGAGTTTAGATTGGTCGCGACCACCGCCGGCAGCAGCTTGAGAAGTCGTGGGCTCAAGCCCCGGTATATTTTGAAGGTTTCCTCGAATATCATTATAAAGGAAGAGAGTTTGGCGATTTTCTGCCGGAGTCAACAGACTGCTTGAGAGCAAAAAGTTTCCTCGGTTATCCTGCCGGGAAGAATCCCACCTTGCCTCTATAACCGGTCTCTTGAAATAATAGTCGCTAGTTCTTCCGAAGAACCTTTTGGTATAAAATGAGCCCGACGAGCCGGAAATGATGGCGTCGGGAAATTTCAGAAGAAAGCCGTAGTTCGTTTTTTCGGTCGATCTAAAGCGCGCTATGAGGGAAGTAATATCCACACTAATATCTTCCAACCCTCCGGTAAAGAAAAAGCTAGTGGCATAATTTCCAGTCAAGTAGTCGCTTCCTGTATTGTTCCACTCTACTCCTTGAGAAGATGAAATCCAGTTGGATACGCCAATATCGGTATAGTTTTCCATATCCAATCCAGTTCCCTCAACCCAGGCGGATTCTACCATGTTGATGTCGAGGCTGTAGCTAATGGGCGTCGTGTTTCCGTGAGGAGCATTATACATTTTGAGCATGTATTGAACACTAGAGGAGGGTACGGTGCCGGCATTTATATCGGATATAAGGGTGCTCACAGGGAAGTTAATTAAAATTCTAGCCTGCTCGGCTGTGGTAGAGTTAGCCGACGCAGAAGTTTGCCCATGAATAACAAAGGCTTCCAAAATATCGGATGCACCCATATTTGAACCAGTGCCTCGTGTTTGAAGGTCGTCTTTGAAAGCGTTGGTAATGGTATTATCACTGTTGGAAAAATATTTCTTGATTGCCATTATTTCACTACCCCCACGACATCTTTATTCGGCAGTAGCACCTCTGCCACACTATCTTGGGGAATAACTAGATATCTTCCGTCTGTGGAGAGGTTTGTATCAATATCATATTCCGCGGTGCTGTATAATCCCCCGACTTTGTTATCAAGCTCCACATTGAGGGTATCAATAACCCCAGGCACTTCGTTTAAAAGTTTGTAAATTTCGGAAATGTAAATGGCTTCCCCAATATTTCTCTTCACGTTTAGCAACTTGTTGATTAATTTATTCGTGCAAGCGTCTAAAAGCTCATATTTGTTTACATCTAATTCGGGGGTTATTTCAAACTTGATTCCATAATTTATTACCTTTGCATCCAAAATGTCAATGGTGTCATTCATCATGCGATAGCGATTAATCCATGTTTTGAGATTCTCTTTCATCGTTGTGTTGGCCACAGCTAAATTCCCCGAAGTGTCTTCGGATAACACATACATGTTCAAATTTCTTTTAAGTGAGTCGGGATCTTGGATCACGTTCACTCTCTTGATCCTGCCAAACTTAGAAGGCATCATGTAGGCAAGCGTCGTATAATCCGACCGTGTTACCGCTCGGTTTTGAGAAGCAAATGCACCGTAGGCCCTAGTCCTTACTTCATCGGGCATAAGCAAACTCGTATCGCCCGTAATCGGTTCGGCATTTTGGGCTTCCAGTGATTGGATAACTTCCCCCATAGTGGCGGCGGCGAGATTTGCTCGATTCCTAAAAATTAATTCGGGATTCAGGATTGTGCGAACTGATCCCACCGAAGCGTTAATATTATCATTGGTATTAGCGCGGTAGGATACGGTTAAGGTTGTATTTTCGGGCACGACTCCGAACTTGTCAGTTTGTATGAGGTTGGAGGGATCAAAAGTTGGGTCAGAGATATAACTTCTCCCCACTACATCTAAAACCACGTCAGCCGGATCAGCAATGATATCGCCCGTCAGATTACCCGACGACCCATAACCAAATTGCAAAAACGCATCTCCCGAGGCATCGAACTCGGTTACAAAACGGCGTGGCACCGGGCGCAGTCGCATCACATAGGGCACAGCGGTTCTATCCGAGGCGTAATTGGGAACTTCCTGTGCCACTACATCCTGAGTCAGATACTCGACTTCGTAGTATTCGTTACCCTGAGAATCTGTCACCGAAATAATTTCGCTAATGTTAGAAACCCCAACCGGAAGGCGTATAAATCGTTGATAATTGCCCACTTCTATAGCTTTGGTGCCGTTTTGCCCGGATGTAACATTCCCGAATGCTTGAACAGCAAACCATGTTGGAACACCGGTATCCGAATCTACCTTTGCTACCGTTACCTCATTATTCGCTGCCGAGAAATCCACATTCTCGTTCAACGTAAATACTGCCCCTCCTGCCGACGACACTGTTAACCCGCGCTGCAAAATAGGCAGATAATCAGTATCGGGTTCTCCGCTTGCTGCGGTTGCTGGGATCAGCACATAAAACGTTACTACTCCGGTCGTAGTAGCTGCGCCGGGGATTTTATATCCCAGTTGTTGTGCCAGGCGCACAACATTTTCATATTCAAGCGCGCTATCCAAAAAACTTTCGTTAGCCTGATAATCAGTATAAAATGATAACTGGTCTCCGACATACGCAACCAAATCCAACATAAGAGCGCCAAACGAAGCTTCGTTGAAGTCTTTAAAAGTGGTGGGATAATATCGTTTTGCGTAGTTGGTCAGCGACTCCTTGATGGTTTCAAAATCTCTGCTTGCATAAGAGATCGGTTTTTTTGACATTGGAAGCCCTCGGTATTACTTCAGTAATTAGTCGTTTATCGGAGATATTTCTATTCTATCAGAAGTGTCAATTGAGCCGACGTTGTATTCGATAGAGATGCGGACTGCATTCAAATCCATGTGACTGTCTTGATCGGATGTTATAAAGCTGATTTTCTCGATATTAATAAACGGTAGATATTTGGTTACCTGCTTGTTTATGAGTGTCACAACCTGATTTTGAAGTCTGCCCGAAATTCCCTCGAACAACACTCTTCGAAGCCCGCATCCAAACTCGGGAATCATAGGACGCTCTCCCGGTGACGTCAACAACATATTTTTAAAGTTTTGTTTTATAACTGGGCCCAAAGTTTTGTTCAATGCATAAGGTCCGTCTTCTTGGCTGTAAGCTAGCGGAAGCCTAACTGAAATTCCCTGTAATTTTGACATTCAAGTAGCCCTCCTTCCTTTATTTATCCGCGGTTGTCATAAAATGCTTGAAGTTTATTTATTTTGCTGTTTAGGTTAGCTCGGTCTACTACGGGTTTGAGATCTGCGGAAGCTGCCGCCAATTTCAAATAAAGGTGGTTGATCCCTACCTTATCTAAAACGGCACCTTGGTGCGCGTCTCGCGCCTTAAGAGGTTGCGATTCCGACGAGTCACTGTTATACCACGCGATCATACCATCCGCCATTTGGGGGGTCGCAAAATTGAACCACCATTCTGTAGACCACTCCACATCAAATAACGCTGCCACCCCGTTAGCCGAATACGCTTCCCACAAAGGAGAATCTGCATCGGTTACATGTAACTGCTCGTAGTCATCACTTCTTCCCGGTATTCCATTAGATTGGGGCCACGTACTATAGGCAGAAAAAGCCTCTAAAAAATTATAGGAAAAAGCAGTCCACGGAATATCATAATTCACGCCATAGAGCAGCCGTTGTCGCTCCACGGATGCCCAAGGTTTAAACCGAGCACCGCCGGTCAAATCCTCACGATTTGAATGATAGTCGCCAGGAGAAGTCATAGCTGCCTCTATCACCCCTAACGCCGAAACATAGGGAGTGGTGAGAGCTTCTCGAATAATAGAATTTTTAATATTTTGGCTTAATACTGCCCACGCATCCCAGGCTACCTCGTATATTCCACCAGAGCCCCCCTCATGTTCGCTGCCCTCAAATGTGTTTTTCCAAACCGAGCCTCCTACGTCTGAGTAGCTAAGTTTTTGAAGCCTTCTGCCTTCTCCCTTTGTGGGATCAGCTAATCCGAATTTATTTCCTAGGGTCAACTGTGGTCTCCCGCTTTCGCCTTGATTAATAAGCCTGGTGTGGGATACTCCCGGCATAGCTCGCAGCCTTAAAAAAGAGTTCGTCGTTCTGGGGTAGGCACGGCTGACGTAATTTTCTTCGGGCGTGCCCAACACCCCATACGGCGTCGTTAGAATTCGAATTCGGTTGATATTATCGGATGTCTCAGGGTTTGGAGGAAGAAGTGGGGGAGTAATTCTCTGCTGCGTTGATCCGCCGCCGAGGGCCCTGGCCTCAAATACAGGAACTGTGGTATGAGAACCAAACATAAGTTCCTGCTTAACAATATCTTCGTAAGCCTCGTCTAACTCATTGATGCGATTTCTAATATCTCTATACCCATAAAAAGTTTCGCCATCAATCTCCACGGGGAAGTTCATGTAGGGATTACTATAAACCGTGACCTTCTGTTCGTTGATAGCTCCCAGTAAACCATCGTCGGCTAAAGCTGCTCTTTGCCCGGCAAAGAAATTGAAGGGAGCATAATTATGCAAAAAGTCAACTGCCTTATCATAATAAATAATTTGGAGGCCGCGGATAAGTGGAACAGGGAAATATCTTAAAAACGAGATCTTTCTAAATGCATCTTTGTCAGCGGCGGAATTCCACCCTGGCGCAGGCCCGCTCGCATGAAATCCGGTGACTTGGTTTTCGATAGCATGATCAAATCCCGCGACCAAAAACCTTCCATTGTAGACGTAATCCGAGTAAGTATTATACCATCTTTTCCACACTGATTGCTGTGGTGTTTTTTCAAAGAAATTATTCGTCACAGAGGCGTATGCATCATTCTCTGACATGTTTTTGAATAACGTTAAGAGTATTTGCCTGATAAGGTAAACGAATTTGTCTTGCAGGTCGTCTATTTGGTTGTATTCAGATAATTGTCCGCCCTCTTCATCATCCACCATCACTTTCTCTACGTTATCAAGGGAAGACAACACAAGATCAAAAATCTTCCGCTCACGGAGATCTTTCTCTATTTTGTAGGCGAGATACCCCACCATCATATTGACCGTATCCGGAATAGCCCATCCATTATAAACCCTGAGTAGGGGTCCAGCATTAAGCATAAAATTAGCTACCCTCACCTGAAGCGTGTTTATTAGCGCGACGGCTATGTTTTCCTCTTTGGTCTTGAGGCAATCATTATTAAGACTACGCACGGCAGGTTGAGACAATACCTTTGTTAAATTTTGAAGCTTGGTTTTTCCCTGCGCTGTAAGCCAGAAATTTAGGAGTTGCGTGCGGAACTCTTCCATCCGGTTATCAAATAAATTTGAAAAGTGGTATGTGCGCCTCGTATCCTCATCCAACTCGGATAAATTTGGCGATTCACCAAGAAGGGCTGCGCGCCGAATATCTGTGTTGGCTGCTGCCACTAAATCGGGGGAATAATTATTTGTTTGAGTGGAAGTTCCGACTCCAACCGGAACCTGAATCATTCTCATAGGGTTCGAAAGAGGTCCCGTATTTATGAAGTCGTCAGGATTGGCAGGTTCTACCAGCCGTGACGGAGCCGACGGTTGCCAGCCATGGTCGGGATTAGGGTAGGTCCGATAGGGTTGGTGTGCCACAATGCTATAGTTAGCTTTATCGGGGTTATTGACTACTTGATCGTTTACGGTAATAGTGCGGGGTAGATTGGGTGTGTTATCTTCTGCCAGCTTAAATGTGAACATGTCATCCCTGATGACTTGATCCCCAGGAGTGTTCTCTCCTGCGGGGAATCTGTTCATTGCGACGCTAACTTTATTGTCGAGGTGAAAACGAAAAAACATCTCGCCGAGATCTTTGTCGCCCGTAAACCATATTATGTCAGGAGTTGTTTTTTCGCGCTGATCACCGTCGTCGGCGTAATCGCCGTCGGGATTAGCAATAGATAAAAATACTCTGCTTTTTTTAGATTCATAAAAATTACTGGCAGCGAGATAAAGCTGCGTTTGAGTCAGCGGGGTGGCAGCTTGCTCAGGCGCTGGGTTGGCTACTTGAGCAAATAAGGCTTCCTCGATGGCTTTCCTTGCGGCATTGGAAAGATCTGCCAGATATTGTAGAAACGCGTTGTAAAACCCAGCGAAGGGCAAGTTTTCCATAAAATTATCAATTTCAAGTTGAAAAGAAAAATTAAACTTGGCAAGTTCGCACAGACTCTTGACTTCCTCTAATTTGGCGGTTATTTGACTGTCTATTTCCGCCAACAGTTGCGCTTCACTCAGCCCTGTAATTACAGGAGAAGGAACGGGAGGATCTTTAGCCTCGCAAAATGCTTCTTTGGGGTCAACTTTGGGTAACAATCCTTCCACTCCCGAAAGCAATGACCCGATGGTAGCAAAATATTGAATGATTTTTTCGGGGGTGATACCCAAAGAAGCATATTTCGTGTCATCTCTCTTGAGAGATTCTTGTCTTTCGGCCACCAAAAGAGGATCACCCTTCTCGTCTGGGGAAAGATCCGATAAATCAGCAAAGCCCTTGTTTACCATTTCGTTTATAATTCCGATGGTGCGATTTTTGGCGTTGCTTTGCAGCAATGCGGTAGTCTCTGTCATCAGCAGAATGTTAGAGGTATCTCTATTGAACTGCCTCAATTGATCTATGGTGGCTGCTTCTTCAACTACTATTTTTTGGTCCTGGTCGTTTCGTCGAGAATATCGATTTACCAGCCCGGAGTCAGTGGCTACCCTCACAAGATCTATATCCCCCGCTCCATCAACCAGCACATTAATCTGGATGTTGCCATAGGTGTCAATGGCAGACCCCTTGAGCTTGTCTGGGTTGTCTTCCGCATCCGATGATTCGGGCCCACACCCAAGTGCCGCTTTGACTACATCCCCCAGAACACTCAAGATCATCTGTTTGATAAAGGAAAATACTAGCTGCTCTATCTTTTTTCTCCAAAGAGCCATAAAGTCGGTAGTAGGTTGCTGGGAGAATTTAATCCCCTTGGGAGGAACGAGAGCCTCTGAAACTAAAGTTCTTACTCCAGGGGGGATACCGCCAGGCTTCAATATCTGCGTATCAATAAGATCGCCGATTACCTCAATAATACAAAAAAGTTGGTTGTTTACCTCTTCTTCGACAAGGCGAAGAACTTTGTCAGGATGCGACGTATAGAATTCTAAATCGGTAAGTTTATATTTTTTAATATGCTCTTCAAGTAGTTGGTCTCTAATTTTGCTGGCGACGAGGGCTATAATATCGCGACGTTTCATTTTGCCAGTAAAAAGCTGATATACCTGCATAGCATCGCGGAGTAATGCCGCTTGAGCCGACCCGCATTGTCCTGCCGAGGCTCTAATAGTGTTAATCATGTCTTTAGAACTGATGGCTAGTCTTTGCTGGGTTTGCTTTCTAGCCAATCCGGCTGTTTTGAATATCTGCTCTTCCTCTTCTTTAGTGAGTTTCCCCTTTTTCTTATCCTCTTCTTTTTTGCGCTGCACGGCAGCCGGATAAATAATAGGATTAGGCCAAGTAAACTTAGTAACAAATTCGGTCCAGGGAATTTTATTTGCCGAAGTTTTTCCAATAGCAGAAATCTCCTTACAATAGAACATATACCCCAGGGTTGTGGGAGTTATGCCAGCAAAAAGATTGGTAGCCGAAGTTTGTGTTGGCGATGGAGAGGTAGGATTCCCGTCAGCGGTCTGCCTTTCGGAAGGGGCAGGATCGTCAGTAAAGCTTCTTCCGTATCCTTTAGTATAGGCAGTGCCGTCTACCACAATCAATTGAATAACATAAGATGCATCCATCATAAACTCGATGGTAGAATCCGAAGTAGTAGTGATTTTATTCAATGCTAAAAATTGTTCCACAGTCGCATAAAAGGTATCTACATGTTCCGCCTGTGCCTCTAAACTTAAGCCGGACATTAGCTCCGGAGTCATCCCCTCGGAGGTAACTTCGGCGTCGTATTCTCTCAATACTCGCGCTGTCTCCTTAAGATTTTGTTTAAGATCTTCCAGCTTAAAGGGAGCGTTTTTCATCGTCCCTGTCCACCGATTGGTGGTCGATAAAATAGCTTTTAATAATTGAAGGGAAGTCATATCGCCTTCGCTGATTCCTGTCGGGGGGATAGCGCCGGAAGGTATTACGGAGTCTAATGTCGTCTTGCTCACTTTGGCATAAACTATCCATCGCTTGGGAACCGGGCGCGGAGCTTCGCCGGTAGGGGCTTTTCCGGTACCGGAATGAGGTCTTCCAGGGTCTCCGTAATAAGACCCCACCTCGACACCTTCAGTTAGGTCTTCGCCTGACAGAAGCCGGGCTTTTTGTTCTGCGGTGGCAAATGGCTCTTTCCCCGCAGCCTTTAAGATTTGGTTAAGCCCCCGTTCTTTTAATTTCCTAAAGTTTTCCCTTACTGGGGCGCTCCCCTCTACGAGCCCAATATCATATGATCTGGGGTTGACGGCATTTGTTCTTTTGACATAATACCAATATTGATCGCTGGTATTATAGTAGGGCTCCGGGTTTGGGTCTTCGGGCGGAGCGTGAACAAAAGGATTGTGCCCTGTTTTAACATTTTGGGGGGCCGCTCCTTGATCTTCAATAGGTTCTGGAGGAGGTGTTACGCTGGGGCTGACCGTTTCTAAATAGCCGGGGATAAGAACGGGATCCCCAGGATAAATCAGATCGATGTTGCGGATCTGCGGATTAGCCTCTACAATTTTGTTCAAAGGCATGTTGTAAATCACGGCTATCCCACTTAGTGTGTCGCCCCGCACCACTATATGGGTAAAATCCGACGAAGGCTCAGCAGGTGTTGCATTTCCAAACGATGTTCGGATCTGTTTTACCTTTTCTTGCGGAATGGTGTTTTCTACATCGGGCATCTGCGCTACTTTAGTAGAAACACTTTGCCCTGCGGCCGGCTGGTCAATGGTCGATTGATTTTCAATTAATTGAGAGAGTTGGGTGGTCACACTCAATAAATTATCGATCCCTTCCGTGTCATCCGCAATTTCTCTCAAAATCACTAGGGCGGCTTCGTCACCTACAAGCATCAATGTTAGTTGATCTGGATTTATCTCCCGTATAGGCGGGACAGTTCTCGCTTTTTTTACAATGGCATTTTGGGGATACAAGGCTGCGTATGCCAATGCATCCTCAACGGTGATGGTGCGCGTCTCCTCCGTTAAGGGACCTAGCACTAGCAGTTTTTGCCCAATCGAAGAGAAAGTTCCAAAATTAATATAGGTGTCATGAATCCCCGAAATTACCCACTGATTTCGGGGTTCATCATAAATATAGTCAGTGCCCTTTCTTCCATCGCCCGCATATTTCCCAGGGTTTGGGTTAACTATATTTCTCTGCTTGGTGGTAAGTGCCATGTAATATATAACGCCTTATTTAGTTTGTGGTGTTGTAGGTGCTGTTTATGTAGGATTCGCCGGCTGGAAACAGATAATTTCCCTTCAACATAACAGAATTCATTTGATTAGCTTGAAGATCTGTGATCATCGTGACTAAAGTGCTGACCTGGCTCAGTATCCCTGTCGCTAGATCCGGGGAAGGAGAAACGGGAGTGCCGGGCGCGGTCGAAACATGAACATGAACTGCCAAGTTGAGCAAAAGCTGAATGTAGCTTTTTACAAGCGTAAGGCACAGACCATTTAATTGCATAACTAAATCTGTCTGCGCAGCCATCGCTTTAACCATGTTTTCCCCTTTCACTAAAGGTTGTAGCGTTGTATCTTCATTTCCGGCGATGAGGTCGATGCCTGAACGGATATTCACTTTCACTCCTTGGGAATTATAGGTATCCGTGCCGGTCACTAGTTTGATGCCATCTCGCGCAATTATCCTGACGCCGTCAGCTTTAATCGCAATTCCCGATCGTGTCTTGGGAGATCCCACTCTCCCTGGTGTCAAGTGAAAATTGTCATCAATATCAGTTCGTTGGCTAATATAAATCCGCGCAGCATCCAACTCCGGGCTTTTATCCGTGTAAACTGTTTGCTCGTCGGAATTCACTTCTCGGCACATCATACCCGACATACCGGCAATGATATCAATGCATCCTGCGTGGGTGTTCCCCCTCCCTCCGTAGCCGCTATCTGCGCCTCGGGGACGGTCACGTCCCATAATGATAAATTGGTTATTGGCTGCTTGGATCACCTTCTCGGAGGGAGTCCTGTTATAAACGGGATTAGCTTCGGGAAGGTGCGTATTAAATAATCCGCTGTTTTGGACGAAGTAATCGTCTATTTCTTGGGATTGTTTTCTAACATTTTCGGGTGCCCCGTCTTTAATGTCTGCTCTTATTTTTGCCATTTATGAACCTCTAAACTTAAGTTGAAACTGACCAGCCGGGGTAGGGTCGTGGAGTTTGGGGGTACCAGTTTCCGGCCTTAGCCTTACTGCTCCACTTGCCGCCTAAGTTTTTAGCCTTTTCCTTAGCAGCTTTGGCGTTGCTCCAGTCATTGTTTTTAATTCCCTCGACGTCGTACCCGTAAAATTTACGCAAATAGGTGACGTTGCTAGTTCCTAATCCATCTTTGGCTCCAAGACCCTTTTCCACAAATACTTTTACACTCCATATCCCAGTGATATGAGCCATTGCCATGACTCCCGACAAGTCAATTTTTTCTCCATGCGGAGTAACCCCGGCTTCAATAGCGGCTTTCACCGACGGGTATTTCATCGCCTCTAAATATTTAAGTTTCCACCAACGGTCGGCGAACTTTTCCTGAAGGGTAGCCTGAATAAAACGGTTCCAGGGAACTAGGGCGGGATGAGCCCCCACATCTTGTCGGGCGAGGTGCCCCATTTGGTATTTTCCCCAAAAAAATGACATGCCGTTCTTTCTTGTTGGTTTTCCTTTCCTCAGCCAAGTTCTATACCAGCGATTTTTGTTGTAAGTATTGCTGCTTTCGCGTTGCCCTACTGCACTCTTGAAAGCGTTGTAATCTCCCCGATTAGGGATAGCTTTGCTTCCTCCGACGCTACGGCCTTTTGCATAGCGCCGCATCAAAGACTTTTTGCCACATTTGGGTTTTTCTTTGTCGGCGGGAGGAACAGTAAGTTTAGCGGGTACGTTGGGGGCGCTGTTGGGTTTGCGATCTTTTGCCGTCACTCCAGCGGTGTCAGTTGTGCCGCCCACTTTTCTTGGAGTTTTATTGCTCACGGCTTTGGCTAGATTGGGTCCTGTTTTGGGCGCTCCTTGTGAAGGGGTAACACCTGACTTGGCCACCTCTTTGCACAAAGCAATAGTCTGCGAATATCCAGCGGGGAATGCGGAATGACCACCAAGAACCTCCAGAATCACTCCGTTTTCATGTCTAAATTGCGCATGGTTCCGATCCTGGTGGTTTACTCGAATTAGTGATCCCGCAGTTATACCGTTCAGGTGACTTCCTCCCACATATTCGGGATAGAGGTCTATAATTTGATGGTCATGGGGAGATGATGGTATAGGCAAATGGGCATGAACTTCAGGTATGCGCGCCTTCACTCTCACGACGTTAGCGGCAGAAGAACCTGGCGTTACGCTCATGACGGTCTCCGGGTTGCGCAGCACCACAGCAAACCATTCAGTCTTTCCTTCGTAAGTATTAGTTCCAAAACTCTCTGCCGTGCGCGCCTTTAACTCGTCAAGCAACGTATCGCTCGTAGCATAAAGTCGTTTAGTTTTTGGAGTTACTCGATTTGGGCGATTAAGAAAACTGTTATCGACTGGCTTTGTCATGAGATAACATCCCCTTTATTTGTCGTTGATCATGTCGAACAAGTGCTTTTTATCATCCTCGCTTAGCGACATGTCGCCTTTGTCGGCTTCTTTTTTATAGACCAGTGTAGCCAGCTTAACCAATTGCTCATTGCTACGTTGCAACGTTTCTACAAATTTGGCAGCGGTTGTTCCCGCGTCGGCATACCGTTCTTTCGAAACTCCCATATATTCTTTAAGCTCCGAAAGCAGAAGCTCGGTTTCTTGCCTGTCGTTTTTGATATTTTCTAGGGCTTGCTCTATGAGGGAGTCTAAATTTTTACGCATTAGTTTCTATGTCCTCCCGTCGGTATAGTAAATAGAACTCTACTTAATTTCTCCGCTGTTCCATTTTTCTTTGAACGAGCGGTATCTCACCCTCATTTTATTCAGACAACTGACGACCTGCTTGGTGTTGAGTCCGGTAATTTCTCTCATATAAAGATAGACAGCCTTCTTATTAAAAATTTCTATCTTATCCAAATTGTTCATCAATGTTAAGACAGCATCTAAAACTTTTTTCTCATTTTCTTTTAGAGTGAGAGATTGCCACCCCTCCACCTCACCCAATAAGTGCGACCAAAATTGGTATTCTTCCTGCTCGTCTAAAAGATCCTGATGGTCGCTAGCGGAAAATGCCTCAATCTCCCGAAGCATGCTGTCATAGTGGATTTCTCTTTTGTTCTTTTGGGTTTGTTTTTTGGCCTTATGGGTGAACCAATTCTTGGTAACTACAGAAAAATATGAAAATGCTTTAGTTCCCTGGTTGGGATCGAATTTTCCTAAGATAGTCGTGAGCCAGATTTTACATTCATCTTTTAGGGGGTTGATATTTTCTAGGGAAGTAAATTTGTAGGTGTAAACGATTTTATCCACCAGTTCGTTGAAAGCTGGCTGGATATGTTCAATATAAAGTTTAGTTCTCTCTGAAGTATCTTCGGTGGCGCAATATGCAACAATTGCTGCTTCAGTATCTTGGGTAAAGTAATACTGTTTTTTTTTCTTAGCTTTCCTCGCCATATACACCCACACCTTCTTCTAAAGTAGAATCTTCCTCGATCACCGTAAACATTTCCTTATATATTTCAAGCTCGTCTTTTAAATCGCGGCTATGAACTAGCAACTCGCTCAAAGTGGTGTCGCCATAATAAGTTTCAAGCTCATAAACTTTTTCGAGATGTGTCACATAGTCTGCCATTGCCGCGGATGCATTTTGGCTTGTATCGCTCAAATATTGGAACCTCCTCAGCAGTTCCCGAATATACCACACTGCCAATAAGTCTAAGACTAAATTGGCCCCAAATAATATCCATCCAATCATTTTCTGCTTTTTTCCTTCAATTCTTTTTTCGACTTAATAATTTCTTTTTTAGCATCTGTAATGGCCGCACGAGTTTCCTCCCCAACCTTTTTAGAGCGAGTTGGGGTCTTTATCCTGGTTTTTGAGGGCGTGGACAGATCTTTCCGCAATGCGCCAGGAGTGTTGCAGGCGTTACAATCTGTAAGACGTTCGCGGTATGAATGAACTGCTTCCATTCCAGCCCCGCATTCTACACACATGTAGAGATATCGAGGCACTATGCTAGGTCAAAACGAACTTTGTCGGGATCTTTTTCCGCTGCCCTAATGGTGGGCGGGTTAAGAACATAAACCTCGTCGTCTTTTAGTTCTAGTGCCCAATCGCCCAAAAGTTCAGTAATGTCGGATTCTTCGGCAAGACATTTTTGAAGAGTCATCAAAAGTGCCCCGATGGCTTGGCTAGATAGTTTCATAGTTTTTTCTCCTATTTGTTATATTAGGTGGTTTTTAACATTTTGTTAAGTGTCGATTAGTTCTCGTGTAAATATTGGCGATATGAACAGCCGCTTTGCCGTCGCCATAGGGGCACTTTTTTCCTGCAAGGTTGATCTCGTTGGCCCATCTGACGCAAGCAGCCAATTCCCCCGGCTGCTTACATAGGATGGAAAACGTTCCCAATCCTTCGCCTCGCTCAGTAAAGTCGCGGCAGACAATACAGGGTTTTTTTAAGAACGCGGCTTCTTCCTGTATGCCCCCGCTGTCAGTTATAATATATTTACACGCCGCAAGACGATCAATAAATTCATCATGCTCCAGTGGCTCAATTACTTCTACGTTTGGAAGGAGCGCAATGTGCTTTTTCACACTGGGGTTAGGGTGGATGGGTAGAACGAACCTTAGATCTCTATTCTCTTGCGCTAAATGGTTTATAGCGGCAAACCACTGCTCTATCTCGTGATGCTTCTCTCGACGATGAAGCGTGACGATGACCGTGTTGCTATCCGAGGTATTAATGTGGGCAATATTGTCGAGAACGGTGTTTCCCACCATATAGAGTTTTTGGCTGAATCCTTCATCTGCTAATCTTTGGCGCGCAGTTTCAGTTGGCGTAAAATGAATTTCGGCAAGAGCCGATATTGCGCGCCTATTGAATTCCTCCGGATAGGGGCTGTATTTATCATAGGTTCTCAGACCGGCCTCTAGGTGAGCCACAGGGATCTTCCGATGAAATGCCGCCAAAGCCGTGGCAAAAGCAGAGGTAGTATCTCCCTGCACCATGACCGATGTTATATCCGTGAAGATTTCTTCGTTATTCAAAATAGACTGCACAATAGTGTCAAGGCGGTTGCTCCCTGACCCGATATTTAGAGTGTGGTCAGGTGGGCGAATATTTTGAAGCAGGTCAGTGTGTTGCCCGGTAAAAAAAGTCTTATAAGGATATTTCCTCTTATCCAACTCTTTCATCACAGGCTTGACTTTGATGTATTCCGGGCGCGTTCCGAACGTAATGAGTAGCACCTTACCACCTAAAGTTTTCTTTATAAAAGTTTACTATTTCACCAATTTCTACATCAAATATTTTTTTAGGCTGCCATCCGAGCATTTTCAACTTGGTATCATCTACAGCATATCTCACATCCTGCCCTTGTCTCACATAACCCAAGTTGACATATCCGTTCCAATCTACTTGGTCCCCGTAGAACGCTTCAATAACTTTTCTCACTGTGTCTTTGTTCTTTTGTTCAAAGTCGCCGGCAATATTATAGATCTCGTTGGGCACGCCTTTATCGATCACTGCTAACACCGCATCTGCCGTGTCTTGGGCATGCAGCCAATTGCGATAAGGTTCCCCTTTGTCGTGAAGGCGGATTTCCTTCCCGCGTTGGAGATTTCGCACGCATATAGGAATTAGCTTTTCGTGGTATTGGTTTTTGCCGTAGTTGTTGGTGGGGCGAACAATATTGTAGGTAATACCATAAGTTCTGGCCCACGCAACCACGAGCATATCCGCGGCTGCCTTGGCGGCTGAATAAGGGTTGCTTGGGTGGAGACGATCTGTTTCTTTATGGTATCCCTCCACAATATCTCCATATACTTCATCCGTGCTAAAGTGAATAAACCGTGGGCGGCTGTCAGTATTCTCTGGCTTGTTCCGAATAATGTCGAGAAGATTTTTGGTTCCCACGATATTGCTGCTAATGAAATCGTCGCTGTTGATAATGCTGTTTCCCACATGAGATTCCGCAGCCGTGTTAATAACATAGTCGCATTCCGGCAGCGTTCTGATTTTAGCAATGTCTGCGCGTTGAAACGTAAAGTTTTTGTTCTGCGAAAATTCTGCAATTAGCTCGGTGTTTGCTGCATAAGTGATTTTGTCAATGCCATAAACTTTCCACCCGCGTTCCAGGCAGGCACGAGTAACATATGACCCGATAAACCCTAGGCAGCCGGTGATAGTAACAAGCTTCATTCCACAAATCCCACATAGTCGCTACACACGCCAGCAATATCGGAAGCAGCCATTTCTTGCGTTTCTTCTATAGAGTGACATACGATGACAGATTTGTTATTTACAGGTTTTCCAGGGTAAGTCCACACATATCCTTTACTGGTCAAGGTGAAGTCGTCGGTTTGATGCCAAAAACAATGAACGTCATTCTCCAGCATTATGCTGAGGGCATCCAGAGATTTAGCATGACACCACAAGCCAGGGG